CAATATTACCATATCCTGTCGTCAGTGCATCCCCAGCTAATCCACCCATAATAGTATTAGCTGTACCTGTTGTAACATTTCTACCCGCGGCGTGTCCTACCGCTACATTATAAGCAGTTCCTGCATCTTGATCTTCTAAAGCATGAGTTCCTATTGCTACATTAGCCGATCCTGCATCTTCAGCGCCTAAAGCATTATATCCTATGGCTACGTTATTCATACCTGTGGTTAAAGCATCACCAGCTAAACTACCTATTAAAGTGTTTTGAGTACCTGTTGTAACAGCTTTACCTGCTTCATGTCCTATTGCAATATTATAAGCATGTGCACCTGCATCCTGCATTAA